TGACTTATCTAAGTATGAGACTTATGATATAGGTGATAAAGTAGGACCAGATGGTGATGTGTCCCGCACAAAGAAAACAATAAAAGACTTTTTAAATGAGTGATAGTACAAATCCAACAGGTATCCTTAATAATTTTCTTAAGGCAAACAAGAGCGACCATTACAACTTTGAAGAGACTGTAGAGTATAAGGTCTCTAGTGGTTCACTTCAATTCGATATGCATCTTGGCGGTGGGTTCGGACCTGGGTTGCATCGTTTTACAGGCATTAACGAAGGAGGGAAAACCTCTGAGTCTCTAGAGGTTATGAAAAACTTCCTGAAGACAATCCCAAAAGCTAGAGGGGTTTATATTAAGGCTGAAGGCAGACTAAGTCCTGAGATGCAGAAAAGAAGTGGTGTGGATTTCGTTAATCAGGACGAATGGGAAGAAGGGACTTGCTTTGTTTATGAAAGTAATATCTACGAATCAGCGATGAGTTTAATCAAAGAGCTTATCACTAATAATGAAGAAAAAAATCTATATTGTTTTATTGTCGATTCGGTTGACGGCCTGATTAAGCGCGATGATAATGCTAAAAGTTTTGATGATGCCAACAAAGTTGCGGGAGGAGCATTGATAGCCTCTGACTTCTGCAAAAAAACTAGCGTAGCTCTAGGAAAGCGTGGGCATATGGCTATTTTCATTAGTCAAGTTAGAGCTGATATTAAAATAGACCCCTATTCAAAAAGCCCGATCCGACAAACCACAGCTACAGGGGGAAATGCATTATTGCACTTCGCTAATAACATTTTGGAGTTTGAAGCAAGATTCAAAGGTGATCTCATCTTGAAAAACCCAGCTATCAAGACTATTGACCCGAAAAAGAACCCGATTATCGGTCATATCGCAAAAGTCACGATTAAAAAATCAGCGAACGAGAATACAAACACTACAATTCCATACCCGATTCGTTATGGCAGGACTGGCGGCAATTCTATTTGGGTGGAAAAAGAGATTATTGACATGCTTTATGGTTGGGAGTTCATTACTAAAGCGGGTGCATGGTTAAAAACTACTGATGATTTCATGGAGCTTCTGGCCACTCAAGATTTCACCTTCCCAGAGAAGTTCCAAGGCGAAGCTAAATTATTCAAACATATCGAGGGAGATAAAGAGCTTAGCTCATTCCTCATTAAGTATTTTAGAGAGCAAGTCGCAGCCGTTGGAGCATGAAGTTCTTAGATGCGAACGGTAAAGAGAGAAACCTCAAGAACGCTAAAAAATATTTAATCGATTGGGAAAAACCAAGCCGTAGTAAATTCCAAACTTCGGTGAAGATTTTCCTTTACGACTATTGGAAAAACGATATAGTGTTCGAAGAGTTCAGGGTGGTAGGGAGTAGATTGTCTTTGGATTTTTATAACGCTAATAAAAAAATAGCTGTAGAAGTCCAAGGCGCTCAACATACGAAGTTTATAAAATTCTTCCACAAGAACCGCTTCAAGTACGCAGAGCAATTAAAGAGGGATATGCAGAAGTTCGATTTTTGTAAAGTAAACGGAATCCAACTGGCAGAGATTTATCCTAAAGACGAAATACAAGCTTCCGTATTTAACAACCAAGACATTTATTTATGAATTTACCAGATGGCAGTGAAAATCCTGAGTTTTGTATCCCTATGGAAATAGTGGAGAAGATTTATGAGTTATCGGGAGGTGCGGATAAGTATAAAGGGGTAATAATGGCAGTCTCCTCAGAGAATGGCAAGCCTTTGGTTTATTGTAAATTTGATTGTAGTATGACTGAATTTGCTTTAACAAAAGCTTTGGAGTCTCATCTGGAGCGTCCGTCTAAAGAATCAATCCAAGAAGAAGAACTTTAAAAGATGATATATAATTTCGAATTAGAAAAACAGTTGTTAGCGGGGTTACTTAAAGAGCCTGAACGCCTAGCTGAGATATCTAACTTTATAAGTAATTCAGATTTCTATTCCAAGCAAAGCTCTCTCCATTCTGCTATTTTCCGCATCATCCGACAAGCTATTGATGCTGGAGATGAGATAGACGAAGTTATTATAGCTCAAAGGGTTAATGATATCGGGCTGTCATTTGAAGACAATTTAAATCCTTCGGATTACATTAAATCTCTGTCTCTTAGGAAAGTCCCAGAAGGCAACATCTTAAAGACGGCGAAGGAGTTAAAGAAGTATACTATACGGAGGGAGATCCTTGAGTCTTCTCAGGAGATAGCTAGGAAGATGAAGAACATCGCTCCAGAATCCTCCTACAGGGAGATCATAGAGTTGGCTGACAATGTATACAATTCGCGTATAAACCTCTATGAGATAGGCAATGACACGCCAGAGAACATCTATGAGGAGATGGAAGCTCTAGTGGAGGAGAGAGGTAATAATCCAGTCACTGAATTCGGCATGATGGGGCCGCATGAGAAGATTAATGAGATCTATGGTTCCTTGTTAAGGGCGGGTAACATTACCGTGATTGTGGCTCGATCTGGAGTGGGTAAGACTCAATTTTGCATGGATTACTCTACCAAAGTTAGCCTTAAATATGATGTCCCAGTTCTGCACTTTGATAATGGTGAGATGAGCAAAGAGGAATTGATTATGCGTCAATGCGCTGCTTTATCAGGAGTCGCTATGCACTTATTAGAAAGCGGTAAATGGCGAAACGCGGGTGAGGATATAGTAGAGAAGGTCAGGTCTGTTTGGCCAAAAATAAGAAATTTAAAATTTTATTACTACAATGTGGGTGGGATGGATGTTGACTCTATGGTTAATACCCTAAAAAGGTTTTACTATGCGAAGGTGGGGAGAGGGAATCAGATGGTCTTTTCTTTTGATTACATTAAGACAACCTCTGAAAGCGGTGGCAATAAGTCTGAGTGGCAAGTCGTTGGGGAGATGGTCGATAAGTTTAAAAAGTGTGTCCAAAAAGAGATCTTACACGAAGGTAACCCAGTGATCCCAATGATCACCTCTGTGCAGTCAAATAGATATGGTATCACCAACAACAGAAACTCTCAGAATGTTGTGGATGATGAATCTATTGTTTCTTTGTCTGACAGGATTACTCAGTTTTGTTCTCACATGTTTATCTTGAGGAGTAAGACTGGAGATGAAGTAGAGAGCGAAGGGGAACGGTTTGGCAGTCATAAGCTCATCAATGTAAAAGCTCGACATCTTGGTAGGGACATAGCAGGTGCGATAGAACCCGTAAGTATTGGCGATACTTTGAGAAAGAATGCTATTAATTTGAATTTTAACAATTTTAATATTACAGAGAGGGGCGATTTGAGAGATATCGCTAGAGCATTGAACGGAGAAGAGGAGCTAGATACAAATGAACACCAAGAAGAAATCCCAGACTTCGATCAATTCTGAAGACTTCCAAGGGATTCTAGAGTCGATAGGCTACACCCTCATTGACTGTGGAGATCATTGGAGAGCGCAAGCTTTATACAGAGATGGAGATAATAAAACTGCATTAAAAATCTACAAGAATACTGGAGTATGGATGGATTTTGTAGAGAATAGAGGGAGCAAGCCTTTCGAAGCTCTTATAGACTTAACTACAAAAGATAAAAAAGAAACAGAGTCTATTCTAGAGAATTCATACACAGATACAGTATCTGTTTACCAGCCTAATGAAAAAATCCAAATGGAAAAGATATACCCAGAATCATGCTTAGACAAGTTGTTCCCAAACTATAATTTCTATAAGAAAAAAGACATTTCAGAAAAAACCCAAAGATCTTTCCAAGTAGGGTTGGCTGGAGTTGGTAAGATGTATAGGAGGATGGTATTTCCTGTTTATAATGAGCATAATCAAATAATTGGGTTCTCAGGGAGAAAGGTCGATGACGACAATGATTACCCCAAATGGAAGCATATAGGCAAGAGAAACAATTGGGTTTACCCAGCTTTCAATAGCGAGACGGATGTCGATAAAGAAATAGAATTGAAAAAGCAGGTAATTTTAGTAGAAAGTATAGGTGATGCATTGGCGCTTTATGAACACGGTATTAGAAATGTTTTGGTCCTTTTTGGTTTATCTGTTAACGCTAACATTATCAATTATCTTAGCGGTAGGTCTGTTGTCGATATATGCATTTCTACAAATAACGATTCGGCTAGTCGGGAAAATAGAGGGCTTATCGCGGCGGTTAAAAGCTATATTAAATTATCGAGCTACTTCGACTTAGGTAGTTTAAGTGTAAAATTCCCGCCTAAGCCTTATAATGATTTCGGTGATGCACATTTAGATAATTGTGACATTAAGAGATATTGGTTGGAAAAGCCAGTGGACCAAGATGCTCAATTAAAATACATTTGCAATTTTGTTAAAAACAGCCCATCGTGTTTTACAAAAAAAGAATTAAAAACGACTTCACTACTAAGTAATGACTGAACCTCAATCTCCGTTATCAGCGAGTAGAATTAAAACAGCTCAATCTTGTTCTTGGCTTTATTGGTCTAAATACAAGCTGGGCCTTCCTGAAAACAGTAATGACGGAGCCAGAAGAG